GGAAAGAAGTTTGACGTTGATCCAGAATTAAAGAAAGCTCTTGATCAAGAGTTTCTAAAAATCAAAAAAGATGCCATGAATGAAGCTGAAACCAAAGCCAATACTGATCAAGAAGAAGAAAAGAAAAAGATTGATCAGGAAAAAAGAAGAATTAAAGAAAGATCAAGAAGAGCTTAAAACCAAACCCGATAGAGTCATTCTTTTCCATGATTGCTCTCATTGCAGCATTAGCCTTTTTTTGAATAAGAGGCTTACCAGCAAAACGGGCAGCTTTTATTTCCCTGTTACTATAGATATAAGCAGCACCATGGTCCTTTATTTTAGAAATGAATTCTGTTCCATTTACATCTACGACAGGAAGATCATCTGCGTAATTGGAAATGATTTTAGAAATACCGAATTGATCGAACTGTTGATAAGCAATGTTCTCTGCTCCCTCACCAGCATCATTAGAGATAGGGACAAGTAAACCACTTGCCAGCTTTAACTTAGGATACTTAATATCAAAGGACTTTGCCTTTACCTTTGTTAGTTCCCTTTCAAAAAAGATTGATTCTGCTGCATCAAGTCGTTGGTTTTTCATTTTATTATCCTTTCCTTAATATTTTTATTATTTTGTGATCCTAACTTGTGCAAGCAGAACACTGTCAACAGTTATTTCTGTACCAACAAACTCAGCATTACCTAATAGATCGGTATCAGCAGTATTTGTTTCAGTAGCAAATCCCTCTTGTCCGTTTTGAAATCTAATAAATACTTGTTGTTCAGCAATGGGAGTTGAACTTGTTGAAAGCCTTACCCAGATGTTTCCATCTTTAAGAATACCAACTGTCTCTTTGTCCTTTCTTCCATCGATAGATCCTTCTTTATTTTCAATGGTCTGCTCTCTTACAGTAAAGCCAAGAGCCTTAGTTGTGGCTGCATCCACGATATCAGCAGCAGAAGCAGGGAGCTTTGCTTGAACATCATTGTCAGTTCCACGAGTAACAAACAAACCAAAAAGTAAATCACCCTCGGCTGCACGAGATATAACCTTTCTTGATCCTACGTCTGCGATAAGTCCGGCTCTTGCCTGGGGGATTGAGGTATTGGTAGTTGTTTGGCTCATCTATATTTCCTTGGTTTATATTTTATGCTTCTGTTACTTCTGTTTTATACTTTTAATTTATACTGCTGTTTTGGTTTTCCAGTTGTTTTTCAATTCATCTTCATTCTTATTGCTTGCTACCTCAGCAGCATCAAGGTTAGCACCATCATTTCTGTTATCATTTATAACACTTCCCAGGTTCACAGATTCGGCTTGATGTAAATCGAAGTCAGCTACAATGACATCATAAGAATGTTCAAAGTAACCATCTGTTTTACTATCCATTTTAATGGTTGAACCATCAAACCTTTTAGCAACGATGTCTTTCTTGATTTCTATTTCAGTTTTACCAGCAGACTCATACTTGTCACCCATGTAATTCTTTGCAAAGGCAACAACAGAATCAAGCTTTGTTTGAGATTCTTTTTTGTCGATGACATCAAGCTTGGTTTTCATTGTTTCATTTTTGGCTTTTAGATCATCATTCTCAGCTTTGACTTTTTCATCGATGTCTAGAGAATCAGTTTTGGTTTTAAGCTCTTCTTGATCTTTCTTTAATTTTTTTCCTGATCAATCTTTTTCTTTTCTTCTTCTTGATCAGTATTGGCTTTGGTTTCAGCTTCATTCATGGCATCTTTTTTGATTTTTAGAAACTCTTGATCAAGAGCTTTCTTTAATTCTGGATCAACGTCAAACTTCTTTCCATTTAATTCAATATGTGCTGCCATTAGATTATCTCCAAGTTCTGATTTATCAATCATTATAGCATCCTCACTATCTAGATGCAATTTAATTTTAGAGCCTGCCCTGCCGTTGGTCACAATAGCAACATGGTTATATTTTATATTCCTTTGGATAGCATCATATCTCTCGCCGTTAAAGATCCCGGATGTATTCTCAAGATCACAATCATATCCACAGGATAACTCTTCTCTTATTTTGGCGTTGACATCATTGATAGAACTCTGCTCTGTGATAGTTACCATCCCATCAAGATTGATTCCATTCTTTTCTATATTGTCGCCAGTGAATCCAATAGAGACACGCTTTGAATTATCAGTGTCTACGAATCCCTCAAATGGATGCTCGTTTGTAACAGTTACACGCTTGAGGGTATCCATTGAATCCTGATTAAAGACCTCTTCTGGAAGTCTTAATTCTCTTCTCATTCCCCCTTTGCCATCTCGGTAAGGGAAAACACCAACACGAGTGAACGATGCAGATATATCTAAAAAGCCATTATCTCTACGATTAACTTTACTGAATAGATGCTTATCACACCGCCTAACAGAATGATACTTTCCATCTTGCTTGGTGATTGCAAGTATTTCTTTTTCCCTTGCCTCGGCCTCTTCCCGAGTGGGGAATGTACCCAGGGTTTTGCTACCGTCTTTAGATCTGAGAATGTACTTGCCGTTTTCTTTGACTATCATATCTATTATTTTATCATTGGACTATCTGTTTAAGAAGTTTTGAGCTTTCTAATTTTGGCTCTGCTATACATCGGCATCTTATTGCAATTCCGGGATGTCCTCCCTCTGGTGGATCACTCCATTTGAATGTCTTACCCTCACGAGCGAAATGAGAAGGGCTTGCATCTGGGTACAATCCTGATGGATTACCTCTTACCCTTTCATCCTGTTGAGTCCTCCAAGTATATTCATCTATTTGTAATTGGGTTTGTTTCTTTTCTGTAAGCCTGGAATTAAGAGTGGCTATTTGGTCGAGTGCTATTCTCTTTGCATTATTCCGAGATACTTTGAATTTCTCTCTTATTTGTTTTGATACCTCACGATTAGATAACCCTTGCTGGAAACCGTCAAAGATAACTTGCTCAATGTCATTAAAGAACCGTTGAGGTACTGACTTGATTAAACGTACATTGTTTTTAACCCAAAGCTTTAGATCGTTTGAATCAGCCGAGGTATCAAAAGGTATATCTATACCAGTTTCTTTTTTAATGAATCTTTGATTCTCGAATAGGTTATTACTAGCAACAGCCGAGGCGATACCCTCAACGAATACATCTGTATCTGATGCTGGACTCTGGATACCGAATTGTGCTTTTATCCGGTTGATCCTTTCCTGTATATCATCGGCTGGCCCATCTTGTCTAAGCTCTTTACTTTCTTGATTTAGTAAACTTACCTCTTGAAAGAAAGATCTATTGAATAGTGATTGTAATACCTTTAACTGCTTATTCATCTCAGCAAGGTATGTCCTTTCAATGAGCCGAGGGAATAAGATTGTTGAACGTCTGAGACTACTCCTCGTTTTGGCCTTCTGCCTCTTTGTTGGTATCTTCAATGCCAAGGTCGTCATCCTCCTCTTCTATTTCCTCATCCTCTTCTATTTCAGTACGATCCAATAAAAGCTTAATGACTTGAGAGAACCCATCAGGTCCATAGGTCGATAGTGCAGCCTCATCTGGTGTAAGGATAGTGCTTCTAACATCTCTTTCATTAGATTGAGATACTATGTTTCTAATTTCTGCTATCTCTTTATCTGACTTGATCTTGAGTGGTTTGAATTTAAAGTCATAAGCAGGGTTTACCTTTAATGCCTTTGCTGGTTGGGAGTGTAAAAGAATAAACAGCAACCTTGTTATGTTGTCTTTTAAGTCATCCTCTTGGGCTTTCCTTACTACTTCATTATAATCATCTTGCTCACTCTCACCAGTGGCACCCAGGCCTGATGGACTTTCACCAAGTACCTTAGTATGGGGCAACCCGGTATCTGCTACGAACTTATTATCAACAGTCTTTACTAACTCAGCAAGGCCAGCTACTTGTGCAGATTGTAGAGAAAACTCTTCTGTGTCTGCATCGATCAAAACGGTATTTAAAATACTTGACACCTCATTAAGAAGCTGGACTCTCTCAGTTGTTTTCTCTTTTCCACCCGAATCAATAATAGATGCCAGGTCTTTCATCTTCATTACCTTTTTAACAAAGTCTTGAATAATAGAGGATATAGCATCATTGGTTTGATTGAACCTGGAAAGGCTATTAAATAAAGATGACAATACTGAATCATGCCAGTACTGATTTTCTATAAACTTCCTTTTTGGTAATCTCTCACCATCGAATCTAAGTATACGGGTGTAGTGGATAGGCTTCTGTTGAACACCTTCATTCTTAACCACAACTTGATTGCCAGTGGTTATAGGATTCAATCGATAGAAATTAGGTTTACCAAAGTTGATGCTTGCTGCGTTGTTCTCGATATCTGTTGCCTCGATCCATAGTTCCCATCTAGTAAGAACAACCAGGTTATCAATTGAGACTATGTTTTTTACATCAAGTGGTTCGTTTACTTCTCTGCCATCATTGGCAACTACCCAAATACCAGCTCCACCATATAATCTGGCAAAGGTCATTGCTTCTGTAAATCGTGATTTTATACTTAGTCTTTTTTCTTCAAGTAAAAGATACTTTACTACATCGGTATCCAGGTTGGTGTACTCAATCCATTCACGAGTACTATCAAGGGCTATACTATTGACAACCTTCTTTGATGCTCTATCACTTGCATAAAGCTCCTCGGCCTCAAACTCTGTAAGGAAAATGTGGGTAGGTGTGCCTTGCTTTATCTTATCTTTACCAGTGTTCATTCCAGTAAAGAAGTTAACCCAAGAATCAAACCGGGTGAACCTTCCAAGGGCATTCATAAAAGGATTCTTTGATTCAATTGCCATTATCTTATTTTATCATCTAGTATGCTTACCACCATATTTTCCGTTTGTGTCCGAATGTAGCAATGGCCTGACTCGACATATCCACTCTGTCATCATACCGACCATTCGGGAACACTCGATGCTCTTCTATCCATTCATCCACCCATGGTTCATTAGGTAGATATATATTTCCAGCTTCCCAGAATGGGGTTGCAGCGTGGGCCATAGCTTCCTTTGAATCTTTCTTTGGAAAAGGTCTGATGCCTGGTATCTCAGCTCCAAGTTCACTTATAATAGCAGGCCCGTTGGCCTTGTCCTCAATCCATATCGTCCCGGTATCTGGGTATTTGTTTTTCATCCATTTTATAGCTTTCTTGGTTGCTACATAATCCATCCGTTTTCTAAACTCATCAATCAGAAACATCATAGATCCTTTTCTGCCCCATGTCTGGCCGACAACAAAAGAACCCTCTTTGGTTTCTTTAAAGGTAAGATCCCAATGCTGTGACCATTCCATCTTTGCAGGTAGGATAGTCCATCTCTTTGTAAACCAACTTGTATTAAATATGATCCCATCGTCTGGTGCTGATGATTGATAGAACTGGTTAGCATAACCTTTTGATCCTAACCTCTTCTTATGTCCATCTAATACCTTTTTGTCGAATCTATCTTTAAAGAATAATCCTTTCTCATAATACTTTTCTAGTATCTTGGGGCTTACTTTAGATACGTTATTTATCTCGGATGGAATACAGATATGAATGAAGTCATCTGGTGTCTTATCTAAGATATACCCGGTCAAGTCCTGATCGTGTAGCCTTTGCATTATCACAATAAATACACCCATCCTTGCATCATTCAATCTAGTGGATATTGTCTGATCCCACCACCTCATTACATTCTCCCTTTCCTTTTCTGAGTTGGCAGTCTTTGGGTCTTGTGGATCATCTATGATAATGATATCAGCACCCTTTCCAGTTGTAGCACCGTCAACACCTAAAGATATCCTATGTCCACCTTTATCATTCTTAAAGTAAATCTTTTCATTTTGATCTTGACTGAATTGAAAGGTATTGCCCCACTTAGCCCGGTACCAATCTGATTCTAATACACCCCGGCTCTTCACAGCTAAGTCCTTTGCTAGTGATGCAGCATATGAGGCAGTGATTGTTTTTATATGAGGATACTTTGTCCAGGCCCAGGCTGGCAGACATACACTCCCAATATCCGATTTTAATGATCGTGGAGGTACATTGATAATAATACTTTTCTTTCTTTCCTTACCTTCTGCAATCCGTTCTATCTCAGCTTGGAGGACATCACATAAATACTTGATATGCCAGTTATCTACAAAGGGTGTCTGTTGCTCAAAGGTAGGCCAAGAGCGTAGAAAGAAATCATAAAAGGATCTTT